GATGTTCCACAAGTAGCAGTACCTAAAGCATAATAACCAATAGCGACTGCTCCAGTTACTGTATTATTTATTGCTCCTCCCATCGCAAAATTTCCTATTGCGACATTTTGAGTAGAGGCTAAAGAATTAGCATCTTCATCTGTATTAGCAAAAGCTCTGTCTCCTATCGCAACATTGTTTGCTCCAGTATGTGTTAAACCTGCTTGATGTCCTATAAAAGTTGAATTTGCACCGGTAGTTAAAGCTCTTCCTGCTTGGTATCCTATTGAAGTTTGATTTGCTCCTGAGGTTAATGCCAGATTTGCTTCATGACCGATTGAGACTGAACTACTACCAGTAACATTTTCTCCTGCACTATGACCAATCGCGACATTGTTTGAACCACTAACTAAATCATTTAATGCAAAACCACCTATTGCAATATTCTTATCACCAGTAGTGAGACTTCCTAAAGCAGAATATCCTAATACATGGTTATGCTCTGCTCCATCTAAAGCACCTGCCATAGTGTTATATCCAACTGCTGTATTATATCGAACAGAATTTGAACCCCAAATTCCACCACCCGAACCTCTACCAATGAATGTACATCTTGTCATATCGGGATTATTAGTTCCTAATCCATCACAAGCCTCTGTTCCAATTACTACGCTTTCAGATATTGCACCAGTACCATTTCTTAATGCCCATGCTCCAAGTACTGTATTATTACTAGAACTTGCATTAGCAAATCCACCAGCAATCGCACCAACAACTGTATTGCTATTCATAGTCCCAGTAGCATCATCAAAAGATTGATATCCAATGGCGGTATTCCAATTTCCAGTTGTGCTTTGTTCACCAGCTTGGTATCCCACAAATGTATTCTGTTGTCCATCTGTAATAGACATTCCCGATTGATACCCTATTGCAACTGTTCCATCTGCATCACTAGCGTGATTTATAGCATAACCAGCACGATACCCAATTAATATTAATTCATCTCCAGTTGTGTTTTGCCCACCTGCTTCTGTACCTATAAAAATATTGTGATGACCTTCAGTTGTGTGTAATCCACAATCAAATCCAATTCCTACATTATTACCACCAGTTGTTAGGGCTGGTAATGACGACCTTCCTACTGCAGTGTTTTGAACGCCAGTATTTACACTATCTAAACTTCTCATGCCAATAGCTGTATTTTTAGAACCAGTCGTTACACTTAGTAGTGAATGATACCCTACGCCAACATTGTCATCTCCGTCTGTGATTGCTTTTAAAGATTGGTATCCAATCGCAACATTAAGACTAGCGTCATTTCCAGTTGATGCTCCCATCATAGATTGATATCCAAGAGCGGAATTACCTCCCCCATCATCCATAAACCTACCTGAATTATGACCTATGTAAGTGTTATTATTTTCAGTTTCTAAAGTAGCACCTGAAGCCTCACCTATTGCTACATTAGCAATTCCACTAGTTAATGCTCCTAAAGCATCAGTTCCTATTGCAACATTTGATGAAGCATCTACTAAGGCATCTAATGAACCACTACCAATCCCAATATTAAAACCACCAGTAGTAGCTAGTTTTAAACTTTCATACCCGATTGCTACATTGCCATGAGCAGTTGTTATAGCTGATAATGCATTATATCCAACACCTACATTGTTAGTTCCAGTAGTAATCCCAAACATTGCCCTATAGCCAACCGATGTATTATTAGAATGTGAATTATCACTTACACCATGTTGTGCTTGGTATCCTATTGCAGTATTATAACTACCAGTTTGATTATAAAAAAATGATGCTCTACCAACAGCAGTATTTTGTGTTCCACTTGTATTTCGATTACCTGCTTTTTCACCAACAGCAGTATTACTATCACTTGTTGTTACAGGTAAACAATCACCACCAATAGCAACATTTTGAAAATTACTAACACCCGATAATAATGCACTATTTCCAATAGCTACATTATTTCCTCCTGTAGTTAGATTAACTCCAGCTTTAAAACCAAGAAGAGTGTTGTAATCTCCTTCTGTAATACTAAAACCAGCTTGATATCCAACTGCAACATTATAATCTGCATCATTCATCGCACCTTGTAATGTTTGATATCCAACCCCTACATTTCCATTAGATGCTCCTGTTGTCCAATTACCACCGCCCGAAACATAACCAATAAATGTATTGCCCCAATTATCAAGACCTGAACTATCAAAGAAAGCCCTATAACCGATTGCTGTCACTCCACTAGCTTGACTGTGTTCTTGACCAGCTTGATATCCAATAAATACACAATTATCAGCACTCGCTAAATCCTCACCAGCTTGATATCCAATTACGACATTGTTAGTAGCATCATTTAATGTATTATCACTAGCGACATCTTCTCCTATAAAAACATTATAATTTGAACCAGGGTCTATAGTTCCTATGCTTTTTCCAAATACAGTATTTGATGTACCATCATCATTATTAGATAGACTAATACGAGAGTTATCATCTAATTTAAATCTTAAATTTCCAGCCACATGGGTTCTTACTTCAGTTATACCAGCAGAACCGCCAAAATAAACTACCCCTCCGTTTGTACCAAGCCACGCTTTACCATTAGTAACATCTGTATCAGATACTTGAATAACTGGATATGTACCTTCAACTTCAAAAGCTGGAGATGCTCCTCCAGTTAATCCATCACCACTAGGTGCGGTAGTTCCCACACCGACACTGCCACCATAAGGATTTAAACTAATATGTTTTGCAGTTGCTGAACCTGCTCCATCTGTGGCTTGTAGAGAAGTATGGGTGTCATCTCCACCAAAAGTTAGATATGAACCACTAGCTCTATTTTTAATTGATAGTGAATAATGAGTACTAAATTCATTTAAGCTGGTAGCATTATTACCAGTATTTCTATCAAGTAAAAATGCTTTATTTTCAGTAGAAAGAGTATGTAATGTATGGGTAGGGGTAACTCCAATACCGACATTACCACTAGGTTCAATTCTCATTCTTTCTACTAAACTTCTACTAGCAGAACTTGTCCAAAATGTTAATCTACCATCATCTTTATTTGTAGTATCAGCACCAGTTTCAAATCTTATTGCAGAAACAGGAGTTATAGACTGATTGACATCCCATATACCAGCAATCTCACCTATTACATAATCATGATTAGCTCCTAACAATCCACCAAAATGAAGTTGAGCCGTATATTGAGAAGTTCCCTGGTCTATTCTAACGTTAGTAGATTGGTTTACTACAGGATGTTTAATGTGTAAATTAGCACTTGGGCTAGTTCCAATACCAACTCTACTATTTGTAGTGTCTACAATTAATACATCACCACCATCTGATGCTTTTCTTACTAGAAATGCTTCAGTATCTGTTTTCTCTATTACTTGAGTACCTTCGATTATTTCATCAAAAGCAAATGAGCCTCCACCTTCTACTTTTAAATCACCCTTAACAACTAAATCTTCTGTGATTGTTATATCACCTTCAACTGTTCCACCACTTGATAATCCAGCAGATATACTGCTTACCATTCCTTTTAACATTCTACTATCCTAACTGCTCCCGTTGTTGTTGATGTTGAATTATAATTAAAATAAATTGTATTCCCTAACCCTCTTGGAATTATCATTGATGTTAATGTGTTTTTAGGGATTACTAAATCATTTGAGGCATTTACAGCTGTTTGAGATGCACTAAAATTAAAATAAATGTCTACTGCACTATAAATCATAATGTTCCCAGTTGACGCTTTTAATAATTTGTGAGTTGTGTTAGTTACATCAGCTGAACTACCAGCAGTACCTGCGGATGCTACTGTCCATTCTCCTCCAACTGTAGTGTTTAGTGCTTCTTGCACTGAATAAGTGTGAATATCTGCCATTTTTCTTCCTCTCTAAGCTATGACAACAGCGTGAATGAGACTGTATGTCTTTAAATTATTTTTTCTTTTTCTTTTTTTTAGACTTTTTTAAAAAAGATTTTTTATAAGGAGCAAAATTATCTTCTCCCATTATTCTTTCCCAACCTGATTCTTTTAAATTGTCTAATTTTTCAGGATGTTTTTCTAATTCAGAATCTTCTAATCTTTGAACTCGACCATTATTTGGTTTTTTCCAATATTGCATATTATCTCCTAGTGTATGGGGGCAGTCGTAACTACCCCCAATACGTTAACTAAGTTATTAGTCTACGTTAGTAAACTTTATACCTCTTTTATTGTCTGAATCATCAATTATCTTGACTCCATACAATAAATCGCTAACTACTTTAGTACCAAGTGCATCAACAGAATACTCACTCTGTACTCTCACTTCCTGCTGAGATGCAAAAGCACACGCAGATTTATGAAAAATAGCACCTGGGATTGTAGATGAAGTACCAGCAGTACTTATAGTATTAGACATATAAACGTCAATACCATAAAGAGAACCAACCATACCAGACCTTAATCCACGATTGCCTTCACCGACAGCATCATTTCTGATGAAGTACTGAGCAATACCAGCAGATGGATTTAAAATGTCAGCAAACAAAGTTGGGTTAACAACCATTGCACACTCACCATCCATATAAGGAATGTCATTCTCACCAAGAGTAGCAAGAGCAGATTCAAAAACCGTGGCAGTCAATGTATCATCAGCAGATAGAGCTTGTGATGCATTTAAACCATCTAATTCACCCCATATATCAGCATCAACCTGACGAGCAAGAGCTTCACCCATCATTTTTGAATATTTAGCTACTAAATCAGCTTCTGATTGAATAAGTGCCACATCTTCAAATAATTTTGCTACATATTTGTGTTTGTTAATTGCTAACTGAGTTGTTGTAGTTGCAGTTGCATCGTAAGATACATCACTACCAGCAGATTTATCACTAGCACTAATTAAGCTCATTTCAGGAATGTTGATTGCATCTCCATATCCTTTGCTACCTACAAGTGCAGAATAGTCATCTACTAATCCACGAAAAACAGTTTTGCGTTCAAAATATTTATAAATTCCATCTGCCCAAATTTCAGGGATGAAATGTTGGTCAGTTGTAGTCGTAACTGGACTACCTTGATAATGTTTAGCCATTTATTTTACCTTTTCATGTATGACTGCAATACTGTCCCCCAGTTTCTTCTTCGCTCATCATCTGACATTTCAACCCAATCAGTTCCTGCTTTAACAGGGATTGTGCCTTTATTGTCAGGTGGATTCACTCTTTCTTCTTCAGCGAACTCTTCAATAATGCTTAAAAGAACCTCGGTTTCAACATTGGCAAATTTTTCTCGTTTACTTTCAGGAAGTTGTGCTAAAGCACCTTCACGAAGTCTTGTATCCATTGCTTCCCATCTTTCCTTATAAGGTTTATAGGATTCAATTTCACTAGCAAGGTCAGTATTTAGTTCTTGCCACTTTTCCTCTTCACGAAGTTTTGCTCTACGCTCTTCTTCCTCTTTTGTTTTAAAAGACTCAAGACTCTCTCTAAGTTTATTTCTTTCTGAAATAACTTCATTTAATCTTGAAATTGGTACATTGTTTTCGACTTGTGTGTCGGTTTCCTGTTTTACATCTGGCTCGATGGTTGTTTCTTCTGACATTTTTTCCTCTTAAGTGAGTGGTTAATTTATGCAAAATTTCCTTGCATAATATGTATATCATAAACTAACTTAAAACACTATCCTAATGCAAGAAAAAAATTACGAATTTAAGAAAAAATGGTTTCAGTATCTTGACTACAAGCCACATAAGGGGCAATTAGCCCTACACTACCCTGAAAAACAAAATGCCAGATTTCATGTAATCGTATGCGGAAGAAGGTTTGGTAAGACTTGGGCTAGTGCTATGGAGGCAACTTATGTTGCATCTCAACCAGATAAGCGTATATGGGTTGTAGGGATGTCTTATAAAAAAGCTAGATTGATTTTTAGAGAAATATGGCAACGAATGGTTGTAGGGCATGGAGAAGATGTAGATAAAGCATCAGAAAAAGATATGTATATTCGTTTTAAGTGGGGAACTACAGTTGAAGGGATGTCGGCAGATAATGCTGATTCATTAGTGGGGGAAGGTCTTGACCTACTTGTAATTGATGAGGTTGCCAAAATGAATAAGAAAATTTGGGATATGTATTTATCTCCAACAGTAGCTGGTAGAAAAGGTAAGGTTATATTTATAACCACTCCAGAAGGAAGAAACTGGATATATGACTTATATAAACTAGGTGATAGTGATAATGACTGGAATAGCTACTCATCTCCTTCATGGAAAAATCAACATGAATTTCCATTGGGAATTAAAGACCCAGCTATATTAGAGCGTAAAAGAAATATGTCTAGAGAATTATTTGGACAAGAATTTGGTGCAGAGTTTTCTGTATTTGAAGGTAAAGTATGGAATTTTAATAGAGAATTAGATACTGGTGATTATCCATATGACCCTAATTTGCCTACATTTTGTACAATAGACTTTGGATACAGGCAACCAGCAGTTTTATTTATACAAACACAATTTGATGGCAATATTGACCATATTAGAATATTTGATTGTATATTGCATAAAAAAAATATTAAAACAGAAGATTTAATTAAAATGATTAAAATAAAAGGCTATCCTATTTTAAGTTATTATGGTGACCCTGCTGGAGCAAATATTCAAGGGCAAACTGGTGCTGGAGATATGGAAATATTTAGAAAAAGTGGAATAAGAGTACTATACACAAGGGATAGAATGAGTAGGAACATAGTTAATAGTGTTTCTTACACAAGGGGTTTTTTTGAAAGTGCAGATGGCACTAGAAGAGTCCATGTACATAAAAATTGCAAAGAGGTCATTGAGGATTTTGAAGAATATAGATATGCAGAATCTCAAGATGGCAAACCAATAAAAGAAGAACCAATAAAAGATGGATACCATGACCATGGAAACGATGCTTTTAGGTATTTTATAATTAATAGATTCCCAATGAAAAATAGGGAAATGAAAAGGATACAAAGATGATTGAAAATATATTAAAAGATAAACTTTCAGAGACTAAACTGCTTATGTCTCAAAGTAGAAGAAATGAAATAAGAAAGCATTTAGATTACTATTCAGGTACATCTACAGAAGACTATATTGCTAATTACTTTAATGCTGATGCTTTTTCTGAAATCCCACCTACAGTTAGTAATTTTACTAGAAAGTTCGTTAATAAAATTAGTAGAATTTATACTTTAGGTGCAAAAAGAAATGTAGAAAATGAAAGATATGCACAGCTAACTCCTACAAAAGATGTTCGTATGAAACACTCTGAAAGAATGACTAGGCTAATTGGAACTATTGCCAATAGAATATATTGGGTAAATGATACATTTGATTATAGACCTATTTATTATTTTGAGGCATATTTTGATGAAGACCCTTTTAAACCCAATTCTATTATATATCCATTATTAAATAATTCATCTGATTTATCTGATACAGGAAAATTACAATGGGAATATTGGGATTCTAATATGTATGCTATATTAGATGAGGAAGGTAAAATACTAATGCAAGAAGATAATCCATATGGAATATTGCCATTTGTTTTTACTCATAGAGAAGACCAGATTGATTCATTTTTTGTAGAAGGAGCATCTGATATTATTAATTGTAACGAGCAAGTAAACATTGCCCTGACTGAAATGAACCTTGGGATGAGATTTAATATGTTTGGTCAGCCGTGGGTTACTGGACTTAATTCAGACCAAAGTTTAGTAAGAACTGGCTCTGATACTATTTTAGATATGGGAGAAGATGGTGCTTATAATATTACTAGTCCTCAAGGAAATATAATGGATGCCATTCAAAATATTAAATTCCAAATGGAGCTTGTTGCATTAAATAATCACTTATGGATTACATGGGCAGAATCAGGTGGTGAAGTACCTAGTGGCATATCTCTAATGATAAAAGACCTAGATAGAAAAGAAGACTATTTTGATGATATAGCCCTCTGGAGAATGTATGAAAAAGAATGGTATGATGTTGAGCGTGTAATTGCTGAATATAATGGCATATCATTACCAGAAGAATTTGGTGTTGATTTTCAAGAGGTTGAGTATCCAAAAACAATACAAGACCAAATAATGAGAGATGAATTTGATTTAAAGAATAATCTAACTACTCATGCTAAGATTATGGTTAGAGACAATCAAGACTTATCATTAAATCAAGCACAGGCTATCATAGAGGATAATAAATCTGTAAACAGTAAAGTAATAGAAGAGGATATAGTTGAAACTCAGGATAGAAGTTAATTATAGTTTTGGTAAGTTAGGCAGGGCTATGCCTAAAATTATAAAAGAATACCTTAGTGAGTATGCTTTAGGTACAGAAAAAGGCTCAAAAGCAAATATTGACAGAGGTTTGCAACCTGATATTGCAGACAGTACAAAAAAACGAAGACATTCAGGCCAATCTAAACTTCCTCTAAAGAAAACCGAAAAAATGTATAATAGTATTAAAGCTAATCAAGATACACTCAATATACTTCAATATGGAAAGTGGCATAATGATGGGCAAGTACCCAGAACAAGTGCCAGACCTTTTATTAGTACTGATGACCAAACTAGAAATAGAATCAATGCAGATTTTAGAAAAAAAACAAAAAATGCTCTGTCTGTTAAAAGAAAATTTGTATTACAAACATAAATATAGGTAG